TATCATCAATAACAGGAGTTTGACCAACTTCATATTTTCCACGATTTAGTGCAAAGTCTATAGCGTCTTGTTCTTCAGGGCTTTTTACATCACGTTGCATACTTCTCTGTAATGCTTGCTCTCTTGTGTATTTAAAAGATGTTGGTTTTGGTGCCGCATAAATACCTTGACCTAATGCACTTAAAGCCATAGGCTGACCCGTAGGTTGGTCAGGAAGTACTTGTTTTACACCTTGTAACTGTGCAGGTTGTCCGAAATAACCAGCACCTGCTATTTGTTTGTCTAGTGCTTTTGCTTCCTCTAAACTACCAAAGTTTTCACCATAGGGTACATTTTGACCTACTGGTTGTTTTGCTTCATACATAGGTCTAATGCCAGATGGGTTAGGTATTGGTGGCAATTCTGCTGTAGGAAACTGTTCCATGTCTGCAGGGTTTCCTGTAGGAACAGCACTTTGAAATTGTCCAGCTTGACCTGCTACGTATTTATCATTATTAAGAGCACCACCTACTTGCATCCTACGTACAGCACCACCACGAGCCATCTGTACAGCACGTTGATTGTACATATTCATCATGTTTTGTTTATCAGGATTTTGTTGTAAGTAACTGTCAAAGCCTTCTAAGCTACCTGTATAGCCCATACTGTTAGCTATCTTTTGTAATCCTTGTGGCTTAAAGCCTTTAAACATTGCCATACTGTATTCCTTACTTCATCACTATTGCTACAACCAAAGCTACCACACCAAGTGTACCCACCATAGACATAGCTTCTATTCGCCACATTCTTTTGTCTAGAGTACAGAGCTTGTCATTGACCATTTGGTATCTGATGGCACATTCTTTTTCATGTGCGTCTAGTTCCATTTGTACTTTGAGTTCAGGTTGCATATCTAGTTTCATCTGCTACCCCACTCTATGCGTATGGACTATCACCTAACAAGTCTGTATTCCATGTTGCCTTTAAACTTGCGATATCTGTGGCAGCATCAATTGCAGAATTTGCAGGTGCATCTCTCAGTGCTTGTTTCTTTGTTACACTTGCAGCTTTAGCACTAGCATCATCAGCTTCTAAGGCTTTCATGTACACAACATCTTCTGATTCTAATAAAGGCTTTCTTGCTTCCCTTATTTTATCTTTGAATAGCTCTTTTGCTTTTGTTAAATCTTCAGTGATAACATTTCCACTAAGTGACCATGCTTCTCTGAAATGTCTGTTAGATGGAACAGTCGCTGCAGAAGCGTCTATACTATTACCATCCTTGTCTTGTATGTATGTTACTGGCATTTTTTACTCCTTATGCTACTTCTTTTATGGCGTTGACTGATTCATCAATCTTCCAAGAATTACGCCATTCTCTTGTCTTTGGAAGCTGATTGGTTTTACAAATAACTAATTTAGGTCTGTTAGCTTTTTGATAATCTCGCCACACATGTTGTGGTACGTCTTTCATAATAAGATATTCTATTGCTTGTTCTTCTGTCATTGCATCTAAAGGTTTAGTATTGTGCAATAAGTACCCCCTTGTATGTTTCTTGAAATCAGGTTTAGCTTCATCTTCCGCTAATGCCCAATAAACTTCTACAGGTGGAAGTATCCCACCTTGTAATGCACAAGCCATCCAATTAGGGTCAGGTACAAGTATAGAAGCACACTCATCAATGTTATCCTCAAAAACAACACGATATTCTGATTGATGTGGCTCAAGGTTTTCCTTTGCCCAACATAATCTATCCCAAAGATGCGTTCCTTGAAATTCAGGTGTTTGCATTATGCTAGGTCTCCTACTGCCGAAACCATTGCCTGATTATCACAATCGTTTGCTGTGCCATTGTTATGACACCAAAACTGCAAAGCAGAGGTACTCCAAGTACCACCATTATCTAGACCAATATTGAAGTCATCATTATATCCACCACCATCTCTGTTCAGACCAGACGCACAATAGTTGATATTATTCATATTATTGGTGTAGCTTATTAGCGACCTACCAACTCCCTGGTCTGTAATACTTGAAATATTTAGACTGTCATTTATTGCCGTCGTACCTTGCTGCACTGCATTAACCCAAAACTTTACACTTCCACTAACCACATATTCTGTACCCACGCTTCCTGCTGTGGAGTGCTGAATATCATCTGCTAAAATTGTACCTGCCATTATGCTAAATCTCCATGTATTAATGTACTCATGCTAGGTCTCCAAATATTGCAACGTGAACCCCATCATTATCTACACTTGAGCCACTAGAGTTTCTTGCACCTACCTCAACCTCACTTGTGCTTCTAAAGTTGGTTACTTCTCCATATCTACCCGTATCACTAACAAATCCAATAGTAACTTGAGGTACATAATCATCATTAGAAAAAGCATTAGTTGCATGTAAATCATATCTACCAACTCCATTATCATCAATAGAAGAATGATTGAAAGAGTCTCTTACAGTACCAGTTGCAGAACCATCAAAATTTATCCAAGTCTTTGCCAACCCTTGTTCCAGATTAGTTGACGAACCAGTTAAACCTGCAACATTCGTTACTTTTAATGTACTCATGCTAAGTCTCCTATATTAAGTGAGTAAACTCCAATACAATCATATTTACTTGTACCTGATTGAGGTGTTATTCTGTTGTAAGAAGTTGTGTGTGAATTAGCAAAAGTCAGGTTTCCACCTTCCATAAAAAACACACTAGTGTTATTAGTATTGTCAAGTTCATTTACTGAACCTATATTTACATAACCAACGTTAGCAAAATTATTACTAAAATTTGCACTATGATTACCTGTAGCATGGTCTGTTAAACTTGAAATATTTAAGCTGTCTCTTGTTGTATTAGTACCACCAGCGGAGGTATAGTTTATCCAACTTTTTGCTGCTTCTTGGGAAGTCAACGTAACAGGACCACCGCTTGTATTTTGTATCTCATCTACTTTTAGCGTCATATTTTACTCCTTATACAATTGACAGATTACCATTGACTGTCAGGGTGACACCTGTCGCAATAGTCAATGGACCTGCACACAAACCATTTTCATCACTGTCAATCGTTACGTTAGTATTTAATGTTTGTTCATGGACACGGAATATGTCACCTGCTGATGAACCAACTTCGCCGTTTTCACCTTTGAACAGACCCCCACCACCAGAGAAAGCTGTACCATTTTGACGTAGTGTACCAGTAAAGTTAATGTCACCACCAACATCTAATGTATATGATGGGGTGCTGTCGTTAATACCTACTCGGTTAGCACTTCCATCAACAAATAACATATGAGTTGATGTATCACTCTCAACACGGAAATCATAAGCAAAACCACCATCATTAATAGTAAGAGTTGAATTATTGACCTCAAGACGTTCTGCTGCACCAGTAACTACACGCCACTGGTCTGCTGCATGGAACTGCATGTAAGTGTTTGTGTCACCTTCATGGTATATATGGCTTGCAAGGTAAATATTGTCTACTGCATTAATGTCACCATCTATGTTAATACCAGTTGATGTGGTGTTTAGTTTTGATGCATTATCATAGTAAAGTGTTACTGCACCATCAGCTACTGCATATATCATAGGTTCGCCAGTGTATTTTTGGATATATACACCATCATTGCCACGAATACGCAAATTACCTTGTCCAGCATCATCTATATATGAGTTACTGCCATCATGGTAAATTCTTAGGTCAGCACCATTGCCAAATCTTGCCTCTACACCATCAGCAAAATCTATGTTACCACCACTCATGGTAAGTGTAGCAGAGATATTAGCCACACCATCAATGTCTAGACTGTCAGCTTGTAGCTCACCAGTTATGTCCACACCATCTGATTTGGTGGCTAGTTTAGCTACTGCATTATGATAAAGTGTAACTGTTCCACCAGTTCCAGTGTCAACACCTTCTATGTAAATATGTCCTGATGAGTCTTGTAACTGTAAGTTTGATGCTCTTATTCTTAATTGACCAGTTCCTTGGTCTATAATATAACTATTTGAACCATCGTGATAAATCTGTAAGTCATTACCAGTACCAAACCTAGCAAGAATATTGTCATTAAAATTTAAAGCACCTGCTGTCTTCGTATCTTCTGCATCACTTCTCAAGAATGAACCACTGGTTACACCATCAAGTGTATCAGCATCTAGACCTGAACCTGAACCATCTACAGTTTTAATTAGTGTAAGTATTTCACTAGCTGTTTGGTCGGCTGTTGCACCACTTTCAATGCCATCTAACTTTGAGCCATCAGATGCTACATCTCTGCCATCTACATTGCCTGATACGACTACGTTACCTGTTACGTCAATGCCTGTGGCGGTGGTGGCTAGTTTAAGGGCATTGTCGTAGTATAGCTCAACATTACCATCTGAATTACCTTTTAAGTAAAACTCACCTGTGTATTTGCCTACTCTAAAATCATTTGCACGAATAAATAGATTACCTGTTCCTACATCATCAATATAACTACCTACTCCACTATGGTAAATCTGTAAGTCTGCACCTGCACCCAACTTAATGATATCATTGTCACCCATGTTAAGGTGTGTCGTTAGAGTAGTCTCACCTGTAACACCAAGAGTACCTGCTATTTGTATGTTATTTGCAAGTTTATCTCCTGTGACAGCATCGTTTGCTATGTGAGCAGTATCTATTGAACCATCTACGTATTGGTCACTATCTACAGAGTTAGCTGCCATCTTGGCAAGTGTAACATTAGAGTTTGCTATCTTTGCAGTTGTAACATTTGAATCTGCTATCTTTGCAGTTGTAACATTTGAGTCTGCTATCTTAGCAGTCGTAACATTAGCATCAGTTATTTTAGCTGTGGTCACTGCATTGTCAGCTAAACCACCTGTTGCTATTTGTGGTCCTTCACCTGTAGTGCCATCATGTGAGTGTCCAGTTGAACCGTTAAACGCAGCTTGTACTGCATCAAACTCGCCATCAAGGTCTGAAGCATTAATAACGTTTCCATCAGCTATGTTATTAGCAGAGTCGTTACGTGTATAGCCTGTTCCCATATTCTATCTCCTAGCGTTAGTAATATACTGCAGGGTGGCAGCATCTATGGTAAACACAGCGTCTGTGTTAGTTCCTGTGGTTTCATATAATATTGACACTGTAAATCCTGAACCTATAGTTTGCACTTCGTATGTAGCTTTTTGCTTGACTCCAAATAAAGATGTTCCATATATACCTGAACCATACGTTATTGATGCCGCTGCATCACTAGACAATATTGAATCAGGTTGAATACTTGATGGTTGGTCAAAATCAAACTTGAGAGAAAACTCAAGGTCAAAGTCACCATTAACATCTAAGTATGTTGTACCTTTATATATTGTCTTACGTACATTTGGGTCTCCTAGTGGAATAAAAGGAGTAGCAAATGTAGCAGGAATATCTGTTCCAGCAAATGAGTTACCTTGTTCCATCTGATAGACAAAGCCATCTGTAGCACCAAAATAAATACGTTCTGCAAAACCATCATATTCACTGTAAGTTACAAAAGCATTAAAGCCACGTAAATCATTAAAGGCTATACCGCCTTCTAACTGAGTTGCTCCAATTCCTTTTGCTGAATCATTTGTGTATCCTGTATTATACCCAAATATTCTATATTGACTTTTCTCACGAATAACTGTACTTGAAAAACCATTAGGACTACTAGCAATTAAATCTAATATCTCAACCTGTATAGTCTTTGATAC